CTTACCAATGGTAAAACAAATGTATCATTTGCACTACCCGATTGCGTGGTATCTACTTCAAATATAAATCCGTCATCAAATGGTAATGGAGTTGCAGATGGTGTTGGTGTCATTGTTGGTGTAACACTTGGAGTAGGTGATATACTTACGCTTGGTGTAGGTGTTACACTTTCTGATGGTGTAATACTTGGTGTAACACTCGGTGTAGGTGTTACACTTTCACTTGGGGTAAAACTCGGTGTAGGTGTTACACTTTCTGATGGAGTAATACTTGGTGTAATACTCGGAGTTGGTGTAATACTCTCTGATGGAGTTATACTTGGAGTAATACTTGGTGTTGGTGTCATTGTTGGTGTTGCGGTTGGAGTAACAGATGGGAATGGTGGACAAGTACCCCATAATGGATAATTTGCGAGTTCTAATGCTGAACCTGTTGCAAAACCTTCAGGTAATAATGGAATTGATGGTACACACCAATCAGTTAAGTCTTGGTTGAATACTGTTGTTCCGAACATCATATAATCCATTCCGGTTGCTTCAACTGATGATACATCCCATACACCAATATCTCTATTGAATGCACTGGCATTATAAAACATATAAGCAAAGTTGCTTACATTACTAACGTCCCAAATATCAATAGAACTATAGTTGAATGCAAGTGCTGCAGAAAACATATAAGACATATTGGTAACATTACTGGTATCCCAAGGTAATGAACCAATCATTGTAACACAGTTTTGGAATACACCTTCCATATTGGTTACCGATGAGGTATCCCATCCGAAATCATCATTTAATTGAACACAACCAGCAAACATATAAGATATGTCTTGTACTGTGCTCATATCCCATGTTGAGAATGTATTAGTTGTTTGAAGACTATTACAGAAACGGAACATGTATGCTGTTGATGTAACAGAACTTAAATCAGGTGCGTCAGTTGCATATAAAACTAAGTTTGAACAACCATCGAATGCGTGTTCATAACTTGTTACATTGGTATCACCATATTGTTCAAGAGATATTACTTTTTTGCAATCTCCTGAATTGTTAAAAAATATTTGTGGGAATGTTCCCAAAATTTGAATTCGATATTGACCTGGCGTTGTATAAACGTGTAGGATTTCTTCTGTACCAACTTCTGGTACAATGGTATCAATTTCACCATCTCCCCAATTTACTGTAAAGTTATAACCTGATACAGCGGGATTTAATGGTAAATTAAATGAGAATTGATTACTACCTTCCAAATAGGTATCAACCTCAAAAATGAACATAGAGATAGATACCGGTGATGGTGATGGAGTAATACTTGGTGTTCTTGTTGGTGTAGGACTTGTACTTGCAAATGGTGTTGGTGTTTGTGAAGGTGTCGGTGTTAATGATGGTGTGACACTGGCAGTTGCAGTTGGTGAAGGAGTTAAAGAAGGTGTTCTACTCGGTGTTGGTGAAGTAGATGGTGAAGGTAATGGTGTTTGAGATGTTGATGGTGTAATTGACGGTGTTCTACTTGGTGAAGGGGTTACGGTTGGTGATACTGATGCTGATGGAGTAGGACTTACACTTGAGGTTACACTCGGAGTGATTGATGGGGTTGCACTTGGTGATGCGAATGGGGTTGCACTTGGGGTAGGTAGGATAGGGAAAAAACGAGCAATTATATCTAATAACGCTCTTTGTTCACCTAAATAATCTGAAAACTTCTTATTAAAAAAACTTCTTGCCATCGTTTAAACTATGAGTATATTCTTATGTATTTCGTGTATTTGGTCGACTGCATCTTGTAAATTAATTTCATCCCCAATATCCACCTTATAATTTCTTACTGTTTTTAAATGTTTTGTTCGATTGAAATATGATACTTTTATCGATACAACATCATTTAAAAAGTTAATTTCCATTGATTCTATTGTGTAACCATCATATTCAACACTATCTAATATTAATCTTTTATTAACATTTAACATATATTAGATTGATTATGCACACGGTTCTACAGTTTTATATGGATGTCCTATTGGTAAATCACCTTCCATTCCCCATTTCCATGCTAAGTAACCTTCAACTTTTTGTCTATTAATTGATGATATTGCTGAATTGACAAAAATAATTTCACCAATATTACCATCAAACCAATCATTATATTGGTCTTTACCAATTAATGAACCAGTAAATAAGTTTGCAATTTCTGCATTACCTCCACCATCGGCAGAACCATTCAAATATAAATCAATGTCTAAATCAGTTCCTGAAATAAAAGTTCTTACAATTTCAGTCATGTAATATGTTCCATTAGATAATGTAGTATTACCTCTAATTTCTTGGTTTGCTACACCATAATACATGTAGCTAGTTGGGAATCCACCACTACCCCACAAAGAAGCAAAATGACTTGTTCCATTATATAAAGTTATTATACCTTGGAAACTTGAACTTGTATCTCTTTTACCAACGATGAAAAGAGTTGCATCATTACCTAATGTAAAATCAGGTAAATTAAACCATTGACTACTTCCATTGAATGAGATAGTTGTTAATCCATTAAATGTTGCACCTGATTGTGGTTCATTACCACTTGGAGCTGTAGCATCATTGTTATTTCCACTCTTATCATCCCATTGTGTTACATTGGAGCCTGATAAAGTTAATGTTGCTCCATCAGCAGCATCCAACCATAGAGATGTTGTAATTTGTGATGGTGTCCATGGTGTACATACCGCAGATGGTGATGGGGTTGGTGTTGGTGTTGGTGTAACAGATGGCGTAGGTGACGGTGAGGGTTCTCCCTCTTTTTTTACATTCATGATTTGTGAACCCCAAACATTACCCTTGAAACTTTTCTCAGATAGTGGTTTTAACAATTCATCAATGGATTGATTTATTTTTCCTGTATTTTTTGGTTTACCTGCTGGTTTCCATTTTTTTCCGCCCCAATTAAATGCCATATTGTTTTTCTAAAATATAAGATTATTTTTTTATAGGATAAAGGATAAAGAAAAGGGGGTATTTTACACCCCCCTTTCGGTAATCCATATCGATAGATATTAATTTGCGTTTACAGTGATACCTGACATTACTGCTGATAAAGTTGTTGTTACAACAATTTCAGGGCTTGGGTTAGGTTCACCACCCAAGAATGTAAGGTTAACACCGTTAGCGTCATTGTACGCTAAACCTGTTAACATCTGACCCGCACTGATGTAAACACCATTCTCGAAACCTACCGCCCAATAGCGGTCGTTGTTGTCAAGAACAATCATATACAATGCGTTCTGTTTAATTAAGTCAAACCAAAGATTTCTCAATGATTGATTTAGTTTTGGTAGGTTAACTACCACGGTTGGTTGGAAAACTATAGATTGGTTAGTATCGTTTACCAATACGTCTTCAGTTAAAGAAGAAGATTGACGAACTAATTCAAATTTATAGAATATACCGGTACCGCTAATTGAAGTGATTGCATCATCTCCATTAGTGGTTACACCTGAAATGGTTGAACCTGAACCTCCCAATAACCACAGTGATTTAATACCACCTGTAGATTCGTTGCGACAGTCTAAAGTATAACCATTTGCTATGAAACAACTTGCCATAATTTTTTTATTAGTTAATTTTAAAGTTTATTTTTTTATGCTATTACTTACAGATTGCGAAAGATGCTACGTCAAACACACCTAAACCGTAAGTTACGTTAGCCATGATTTTAACGATGTCTTCGAATGGGTCGTAAATAGACTTCACAGTCATAATTTCAGAGTTCATACCGAACATGTAGTATCCTGCAGGACCTGCGTAGTATGCAGATACACCATCAAGACCAACTGTAGGGATAACTCTTACGTTAGTACCAGGAAGGATTAATGACCATTCTTCACCTGAAGCTGCACCAGCAGCATCCAAAGTAAACAAGTTCACATATGAACTGTTTCTCATTGAAGCAACCAACGCTCTGTAGTTAGCATAAGAACAGTAAATTACTAAGTCATCTCTGTGCAATACGTTAGATGGAATGTTTTGGTAGATAGTAGAGAATACATCCAAACCGTTAGATGCAGTAGCACCTGTGTATGCGATTTGAGTAGCACCGTTACCTGAAGTGATTAATGCAACAACACCATTGAAACATGCGCTGTTGTAGATAGTTGCACCAGTCGCAGTTGTGTTCTGCCATAATTGTTTTTCAACTTGGTTTGCAATTCTGTTTGAGATATCTGTCAAGATTACTTCTTCAAATGGTACGTTCTCTTGGAAGTTTGCATTTGATAAAGATTGTGACAAATATGTGTCATACAAATCGTATGGACAAAGTTGTTGGTTTACTTTTTTATTACACAAGTCAACAGTTACCAAGTTTTGAGTGGTATCACCTGTTGGAGAGAATCCGCAATCCAAATCTTGTAGGATTACATCGTTGGTTACAAAACCGACTTTCTCGGTTGTACCTTTTAAGTTAGGTCTAACAGTTGCATATTTTGGAAGGGTCAAACCTAAAAGAGATTTAATCAACATATCACTACCATATGAGTTGTAGGTAGGAAGGTTAGACAAATCGTAAGAGAATTTTAATTTTTTCTTATTTTCCATGGGATTAATTATTATTTTTTGTTTTTATTTTTTTTATCGTCTTAATGTTTTAATTAAGTCCAATTTGTAATCATCCAAACTTTCTTTGTAAGTTTTCTTTTCTACAACAGAGAATTTTTCAGGGGATTTTTTGAACGAGTCAAAATCTTTTTTTAGGGAACCCATTTCTTGTTCCATTTTGGTTTTCATTTTTTTCATTTCTTCAGCTAGTGCTTTAACTTCCTCAACAAGTGGGAGTAATGCATCTATAACTTCAGCAATGACTTCATCCTTTACGTCTACTGGTGTTTCTTCAACAATAGCTTCAGATTCTTCAGACATATTTTCTTCAGTAGTTTCTGTTGTTGTTTCATCTTCAGCTACTGCATCAGTACCTTCAATTGAAACGATTACAGATTCTGAGTCAACAGTAATTTTCCAACCTTCGCGAGTTTCGTGTGTACCTGCTGGTGCTGGAGTTAATGTTGATTCACCAACTACATAAAGAACTTGTCCAATCATGAATTCTGAATCCAAGTTGTTAGTAACTTCAGTGCCGTCAGTTAAAGAGGTGCTTGCGAAACTTTCTTTTTTAAAAGAAAGACCTAACACGTCCTTAATCTTTTTAATTGCATCTTTACTATTCATATTTGTGAATTATTTTTTATTACAATGTTTATTGTCGTTAATAAATATTATCGGTAATTCTACACGATAATCAAGTATTGTTTTTAATCTTTTATAGAACTCAATATGTTGATGATTTCTTCCAACAATATATCGTCCTCATTTTTTTGGAAAACTTGTCTATGGAACTTTAACATAAAATCTCCTTCTACTGAGAATCCACGAATTGTTCCATCTTTTATCATTTCCCAAATCTTATCACCTTCTTTAGTTTCTAAGATATAATAACCACCAACCCAACTTCCAATTGGTATTTGTAATTGATTAAATCCCATATCATAGATTTTATCGTTCTCAGATGTTACAATCCAATTCTCAACCAATACTGCATCATTGAACTTTTTATTATCATCATGCTCATAATTGGTATTCCTTAAACGACCTTCAATCATAAACTTGCGTTGGATTTTTTCAATCGTTTCAGGTTTGAATTTCACAAAGTATTTCTCACCAGTGTTTTCATCTACTCTTGGGATTAATACTCCCGGTAACATTAGAGGTCCGTATACCATACGTTTCTCCGCATCACTACTAAAATTAACTTTGTTGAAGTTTTCTTCTTTCTTTGAATTGTACGTACAAGACTGATACATTTGTTTACCCAAATATGTAACAGGTTCAACAATACCACCACATCCGTTTTCGTAAGAATAATCTTGTGCCATAACCTTGTCTTCAAATACCGGTAATCCTTGGATAAATCCTGTTGGTATTAGTTTGTTAAATTTATCAGGTGATGATACTTTTAAAATACCTAAGTTTCTATAGTCTTGTTGTGTCATTGGATTGTTTTCAATTACCTCAACAATACGGAAACCATCATCCATCAGTTCTTTAACTTTCTTTGCTTTGTTTGCTGGTGCGTTAACCAAGAATATATCATCGAATCTCACACCCGCTCTTATCAATTGAGTTTGTGTTTCAATTAATCTTGCCGAGTTTCTTGCGGATACAATTGATATTCTATGACCACCCCATTTTGAATTGACATAATCAATCACATCTTCTTTTGGTGTAAATCCATCAAACAATGTATCATCAATGTCAACCACAATAACACGGTTAGTTGCTTTGGAGAATCCATCTCTACTTCCCTTTTGTGGGTTTGCTTTAGGATTTACTATTCCCGCTTGTCCTGTTGCTGGTGTGTTAATTACCGCTTTACGAATCTCATCGTATTTTCTGTTGGTAATTGGTTCTTCATAACCAACGTTAGGTGTCATATTACCGAATATTAATTCCAACCAATAGTGACGACAGTTTGCACCACCTTTGTATAACATGATGTCAGGTTGTGTTCCAACAGGTCTTGGTATGATTGTTCTTTCAACATCTTCTGAAGTTATCTCTGCGTTTAATCGCATGATATCTTCGTAACGGAAAACATATTGTTTACCACCCAACATTCTTTTGCAGAATTCTCTACTTGTTCTGATTAGGTCTGCACCCATTCCACTCACATAAACATATCTGATTTTTGAACCAGCAAAGTCTATTATTGAATTTTCATTTGGGTCAGAAACTATACGATAGAATTCTTCCTCAGTAACTTTTGAATATTTTTGTTTAACTGTTTTAAGTAATTCTTCGGTATTGACTTCATTGATATCTTCAATCACCCAACCTTGAGCAAGTAATGATTCCAATTCAACACCACCATCAGGTAATTCATCGTGAGATGCACATGACATATAAACCTCATTACCATTCTCATCAGTATGAACATGATAACCATCACAGTCATAGTTTTCTTCACCATATTGGATTGCTTCTTCTGGTGTTGAGAAATACGGAATACCATCCATGTATCCAAGTAATGTAAATTCTTGTTTTGAATTTTCAATAGGAATACAGTTCGGTGAACCATCAGGTTTTAATCCGTAAGGTTCATATCCTTCCCAACATGGATTTGGAGTTATCTCCATTTGTTGTTTGCAATTTCCACATTTAGTATAATTCTGATACTCTGATATACAAATTGCAACTGCTTGGTCTTCGGGATAACCTTCTTGTCTTAATACGGGAATACATCTTTGAAGATAGTCATTCTTTGACTCACCGGGAACTTTCTCTACGAAAAGGACAGGTTTTATTAACATATCATTCTTCGTGTCACCAGTAGGATAATTTACATATGGTGGAAGACCTGATACATCAATCTCCATTTCTTGATTTTCAAGTTGAGATAAAACAGTATCAACCCATTTCAATGCTTCTTCACCACCCCATAATCCGTATGCAATAGTTCCATTGTCATCCCAATTACCGGTGTTATACGTTGCTGCACGTTCCAAGAATGACTTCATTCTCTTGATTGTTTCTAATGAAATCTCTGATTGATTACACAATTGTTGTGCACGTACCTTACCTACTTGAGTTCCTGCGGGATTTCCACGTTCCTCATTTTCTTTGATTGCTTGACACGCTTTTCTTGAAACGTAATCAGGTGCTTTATAAAACTTTTGTCTACCAAAGAAAATAAATTCGGTATCAATTGCTGGTTGTTCAACCAATGCAACACTATCTACACCAGTTTGACCTGATAAGATATTGT